AGTAAATACTTTTTCGATATGTCTGAAGTAGAACAGGACGAGTACGCAATTAGAGCTGGAACAACAGGTCGATACTTGCGGACTCATGTTCTTGTACCTTCTGTACGGCGAAAAATACCAAGAAGAGACAAGATAGAAGGCCTTGTAAATGCAACTTGTGGAGCCTGCACTATAGATGATGTCTTGTCGTACTTGTATAAAACTGAAGACGCAAAAGCCGCCTGATCAGCTTCGCCCGCATCGTTTTGGTGCGGGTATTTTTTTGCTCTCAGGCAATAAGAAGCCATAAGCACCCGCATTTCAAGTGTGGACAGATGAATAAGTTTTTTCATGGTTACAGATTACTTTCAAATATAAAGCCTGTAACCACCTGAACAGGGGGAATGATGTTAGAGATTGAAGTTAAAGAAGGCGCCTTCAGATCTAAGCGTCTTATTCAGGTTCTCAAAGGTTGGGTCAACGGCCTTTCATACGAGGCAATAGGTAGAGAGAACCACATAGCAGAGGAAACAGCACGTGATTACGGTAAAGAGTTAAGAGAGGAATACCACGCTAAGGACAAAGCAGAAGTCATTGCTAAGGTCGTAGCGAGGGGCCTTATCTCAATAAAGGAGGTTGGCGGTAAAGGATTGCTATCTGTCTTTCTGCTCACATTATCAGGCTTCTCTCCTGATTCAGACGATGACTTTTCAAGACTAGCTCAAACAAGAGTAAGAGTACGCACGGAGCGCCGTATTGATGAAGCGTAAGCGTTGGTTATCTATGTCGTACAGATCTTTCAAAAACTCAATCAGCTTAATGTTTAAAAGTCTCTGGTGTGCCTTTGTTGGTCTGTTTTGGGTATTTGATGACGAGAAGAGTAAGAAGTAATGCAGCAATGGTTTCGTATGTACGCTGAGTTTGCCACTGATCCAAAAGTTCAAATGCTAAGTGAAACGGATCAACGCCGTTACATCATGATCTTATGTCTTAAATGCAGTAACGGAGATGTAACGTTACATGAAACAGAAGTAGCGTTTCAGTTGCGAATAAGTAACGAAGAGCTAACAGCAACAAAACAGCGATTAATGGATAAAAACCTGATAGATGAGAACTTTCAACCTGTCGCATGGGATAAGCGCCAGTACAAGTCAGACTCAAGTGCAGAGCGGGTTCGTAAGCATCGTGAAAAACAAAAACAGCAACGTAACGTTACAGTAACGCCCCCAGATACAGATACAGATACAGATACAGATAATAAAAAAAGTAAACCAAAAAAAGAAAAACTAAATCTACCTGACTTCATCAACAAGAATCTTTGGGGTGAATGGATGCAAGTGAGAGTTAGGTTAAAGGCAGTAAATTCTGACACTGCCAAAAAATCACTTATCAACAATCTTGAGCAAATCAAAGCTTCTGGGAGAGATGCAAACGAAGCAATCAGAACAGCAATCGAGAACAGCTGGAAATCAATCAAGCTTGAATGGCTAGAAAATCAGGAGGCTAAAGGTGCAACACATCAGCGAAGTGACAAACAAAGCGATTACCTCAACGAGCTCGCAGCCATCCCAGACTGAAGTGCTAAGCACTAGCAGGGTGAAAAGGATATTTGCATTAATGCAGGCTAACTACGGCACACGATGGAAAGACCAGACAGGTACAGGTGATGCCTTAAAGCTTTCGATGAAGGTGTGGAGTGAAAAGCTTGCTGACTTGACTGATGAGCAAATCATACATGGGCTAAGTAACTTACCAGGGGAGTTTCCACCTACACCAGCCAAGTTTAAATCTCTATGCAAAGGGTTTCGAGAAGATTGGGAGCACAACACAGCAGCGTACAAGCCTTTCGATAAAAGCAGGGCTATTGAGAAAAAACCAAACATGGAAATCAAAAGCAAGGCCATGAACGAAATCAGAGGGATGATTGCATGAGCCTTCACAAAAGAGTCACCAAGCTAGAAGCAGAAGTAGCTGAGCTAAAAGTGCAAATGAATTTCTTGCTCGAGAACTTTGAAGAAAGACTAACACAGGCTATCGACAAAGTAATTGGCGAAGGTATCGAAGTAGAGCAAACAGTCGAATCTCAGATAAAGGAGCTTATCGATGGCGACAAGTAGCGTTAGCAGCTATATGGGCGGTTTTTATCCGGATAGACCAATGGGACTTAAAGCTTCAATGGAAGAAATGGAGGCAATAAGAAGACAGGCTATAGAACAAGAGATGAGGTATCGAGAGCAATTGAAGTGCAAGCCTCAAAAAGCAAAAAAAGACGAAAACAAATTACTACTTTTACTGGAGGTGTAGATATGAAATTAATGAGTTATAGCGAAGCATTGAAACTTGGTAAAGACGCAATAAAGGAAACATTAATTCCTGTCCGTGTTAACAAGGCAAAAAAACAAGCAGAACTTGAAATGTGTAAGCTTGATGAAGAGATTGCTGTATTAGAGAGCGCTATTAATGAAATGTGCTATGCAGAAGAGTTGAACTTCAAGGGCATGATTGACAAGCAAGACAAACTAGCCTTAGTGAAGCGAAAGAAAGAGCAGTACCAGGCAATCCTTACTGAGATGTTTCCTGAGAAGCCATAAAAATGGTTTTCAACAAAATCCCAGTGAAGTACAGACGTTATTTACCATTGCCAGTTGTGTTATTGCTAATAGCTGCTTTTACAGTAGCGGTATGGGCTAGTGCAGAAGCAGAAGAAATCACCAAAGAGCAACAAATCATGTGCTATGAGCAAGGCTTAATGGCTCAAGGTATTCAGATGTTTCGTATTACATCACATGATGACTTGGACACCATGATTGAAGTAATCAACAGTAGAACAAACGCACGTTCTCAGCGTGAGATTAAATTCTGGCTAGAAACCATTCGCATGGCGAGAAAAGTTTACGAGTTCGACATTGGCATAGCACCAGACAAGGTAGGCGCTGTGTTTGAACAAGCTTGTTATGTCGAGTTAAAGAAAGAAGGGGTTGAGGTTTGAGAGTGCTTGTTGCATGTGAGTTTTCAGGCCGTGTACGTGATGCCTTTATTCAGGGGGGGGTATGAAGCAATGAGTTGTGATTTGTTGCCAACTGAGTCACCTGGTCCGCACTATCAAGGTGATGTGTTTGATGTGGTTGATTACCCTTGGGACTTAATGGTTGCGCACCCGCCATGCACCGATTTATCGGTAAGTGGCGCAAGACATTTTAAGGCTAAGAAGCTTAATGGCAGACAATACGCCAGCGTTTCGTTTTTTATGAAATTGGCGAAGCTTGATATACCAATGATAGCCATTGAAAATCCTATTTCAATTATGTCATCACTCTACAGAAAGCCAGACCAGATAATTCAGCCTTGGCAGTTTGGTCATGGTGAAACAAAAGCAACATGCTTATGGCTAAAGGGTTTGCCGTTACTAAGTCCGACAAACATTGTAGAGGGTCGAGAACACAATATTCACAAAATGCCACCATCAAAAGACAGGTGGAAGCATAGGAGTCTGACGTATCAGGGTATTGCCGATGCAATGGCTGAGCAGTGGGGCGTGCTGGAGGTAGTCGCCTAATGCAACCAAGAACCAGACGCCGTGCCGAAGATGTGCAGTACAAAACAAGCTTTCATGTAGCGCCGGGGATGATTATTTCAAGTATATGCAAAGCATGTGGTAATCCTAGAACACCAGGTAAACCCCATTCAGATAAATGCAGTAAGAAATTACAACAAATGAGTAGAAGAGGTGAGTTGTAATGTTTGTTTCTTCTAGAAGGTATAACGAACTCAAAAGACAGTTTGAGGCGGTTAAGTTCGCATTAAAAATAAGTCAAAAAGACAGAGCTAAAGATATAGATGATTACAACGGTCTTGTTGATAGATACAACATACTCTCAAACAAGGTGGTTGAGATGGGAAACACCGCTTTATCGAAAGAAGAAATAAATTCACTCATAAGGCTTTGCCATCCAGATAAGCATAACGGTAAAGAGTCAGCATCAAGAATGACTCAGAAGTTATTAGAAATGAGAGAGGCGGTTAGTGAGCCCTAAACAAGACATAACCTTCCACATCAAAGATAAAGACAACCTCAATGATTGTATTAACGCCATTATCCAAGCATACGAGGATAACGGCTATATAGCGGTGAAGATTGGGTTTGACGAGAAAACAAGAACGTTAACTCAAAATGCTGCAATGCATAAGTACTTTGAGTTGCTTGCTAACGAGCTTAATGCAGGTGGTTTTACAGTGCAGAAAGTAGTGACTAAGCCATTGGATATTAGCTGGAGTAAACATCTAGTTAAAGAAGTGTTATGGCGTCAGGTTCAAGAGGCGTTATTTGGTAAAGAGAGCACTGCAAGGCTAATAAAAGCAGAGGTTAGCCAGGTATATCAAGAAGTAGATAGATGCGTCAGTAGCTTAACTGGCGTTCATGTTGAGTTTCCTAGTAGAGAGAGGTGGTGATTATGGGGTTGTTTGGCAAAAGATACAGCTACAGTCAAGGGGTAAGAGGGGAAGGAGAAAATGTAGAGCGTTACAAAGATATGCTAGATACAGCCAATCAAAGGATTGCTCAATTGGAGGATAGACTTCAGGAGTGGAAAGATAAGCATGCTGCGGATGAGGTTGAAAAGCAACTTGCAGAAATACGAGAGTTTATCTCAGAAGGGGATGAGTTTTGGCATGCGGGCCTTAAATATGTTTGCACAGGTATTTCTGCTAATAATTACAACCAGGTATCCATTAGAGCTCAAGTCTATTCAAAAGAGGTGGTGGGAGAGAGATTTGAATTTTCTTACGAGCGCCTACCATGCCTAAAAAAACAGAATAAAGAAAAACATGCAACGCCCAGCAACCAAAAAAAGCACTAGAGCTGCAAGAACCCAAGAAAAGAGGTTTATGACTTGGGTTAAGCAACAAGACTGTATTCAGTGTGGTGCTGATTCACATTGGACGATAGTTGATCATATGTACGGCTCTGCTTTTAGGCATAACAACGTGCTTATTGGTCATTGGGCTTTATTGCCGCTTTGTCATGGTTGCGACCTAGTTAAAACAAATGGCAGCCACAACACATACAAAGATAGATTTGGTGAAACACAGGCACAAACATTTATGAGATTTCTTAACAAAGTGCCAGAAGAATTAAGGCCTCCACAAGAGGTTGTTGATGCTATTGAGGATTGGGGGAGGTAGGTACTTGGGATGAAAAACGAAAAATTAATGAGGATCGCAGACGGGGTGGACATAGTCGCTACTGTAGTAGCTGTGCTTGGTATAGCGTCAATGTTTTATGGGCCGCTTAAAGAATTCGACAGACAATTGTTCGCTGCCTTTGCTTTAATGCTGCTTATCCAGGTTACGCTTTTGCGTAGCTATATCTCTAGTGGTCATAGGGGTAGAAATGAAGATTGAAGAAATGCAATTTTTGAACACTGCAAAGAATATGGTGCAGGAGAACCCGGCTTTGTTCGGTCAGTTAATTATGGTTTGCACGCAAGGTATTGAAGCTAAAGTGCAGATAGAGCGTGAACGAGCTGTAGATTTTGAAGTAATTGCTGCAGCATATATGGCTAAAGCAAATGAAAACAGAAAGACACCTACCACTCAAGCGTGGGTTGATAACCTAATTAAAGTGAAGATGGAAAAGTGGGCTGGAAAGACCAGTTGTAACTTTGATGATGAATTGAAGGAGCTTGAGGTTAGATTGGAAAGCAGGTTGGAGGCTAAGAGTAATGAAGAGTAATGAAAATATTGGGGTAATAGCAATCTCTACTGTTGTGGTTATTGGTTTGGTTTTGGGTGTGATGTATGTATCGCGCGCTTTTAATGCTGCAACTTTACATACGCAGGTTATAAATCCTAAACCAGGCATTGAGTGCGTTGCGGTAAGCGCTTCTGATTCGATATCAGTTGATTGCTGGGAGTCGTTATGAATGTTAAAGATTTCGATGGTTTTATAGTAAGGCCTGCTGCGAATGGAGTGATTGTTTATCCGGATAGAGGGAAAAATATGACGTTTACAGCAAGTGAGATTTATGTGTTTACGGGCTTCGATAAACTTGTTGAGTGGATGGATAAGAGAGTTATCAAACAGAGTGACTAAACCGCCAAGCCAAACAGCTTTAGACATACTGCAAGGAAAGGCAAAATTAGAAGATATTGATATGGATAAAAAAGCAAAGGTGAAGCGCTGCATGGAAATATTAAAAGAGAGAAAACGCTACTGCCAGTTAACAGGTCAGAAGTGGTGGTTTTAGGTGAGCAATCAACTAATAGTCGGTATTGATCCAGACTCAGATAAACATGCACTGGCTTTTTTTGAAAACGGAAAGCTAATAGAGCTTAAATCAATGGATTTGATGGCTATTGTTAATTACGCATGGCCTAAAGATACCTTATTTAGTATTGAGCATGTAAACAAGAATAAGTTTGTCTACGCAAGGAATATTCAGGAAAAACAAAAACTACAAGATCGTGTTGCTATGGGTGTTGGTAAGTGTCAGCAAGCACAAGTTGAGCTTTGTCGGGCGTTAGCGTTTTTAGGTTTTGGTTATCAGCTTGTTGCGCCTCAACGCGGTAATTGGGCTAAAGATAAAAAACGGTTTGAAATGATTACGGGCTGGAAAGGTAGAAGCAACGAGGATACAAGAAGTGCAGCGTATTTTGGCTTTCTCTTAGCTAATGGAGGCAAGAAATGATTTACATAGCAAGCCCATATTCTCATGAGTCAGTGGCGATCATGCAAGAGAGGTTCGAGCAGGTAAGAGATTTTACAGCCGAGCTTATCAAAAGCAACGTATGTGCTTTCTCCCCTATAGCTCATACACATGAAATGGCTCAAACAAATCGAATGCCAACAGATTTTCAGTTCTGGCAAGACTACTGCTTATCGATGCTGAAAAAAGCAGACAAGATGGTTGTTCTTAAAATATTTGGTTGGGAGCAATCAATAGGTGTGGCGGCAGAGATTGAATATTGTCACCAGCAAGGTATTGAGGTTGAGTATTGGTTGCCAGGGCAGACAATTAGTTGTGCTAATTCATTGATGAGACAGGCGGGGTGAGGCTTATTATTGAGTGTAGATGGGCTGAGGCGTTAAGTAAGGCGAGAGAGGGATTAATGAGTAATGTCAAATATACAAGAGAGCGGTTGTGTGAGGGGTGTCCTTGCTTGAATCATAGCTATGAAGAGGGTGGTGAGTGCAATCTTCAATATGAAGTAACTATTAAATCGACTAAAAATAAAAACACTGTTTATTGTTCTTCAGATTGCGGGTTAGAGATTGTTAAACATAAAAACGGTGAATTTAAACCTGTATGGGTACTTGTCGAGGATAAAGGTGATTAGTCATTTCTCAAGTCCAGATTACGACATAGTTGAAGCTGAATCTAAGGAGGAGGCTGAGAAGCTAGGTAACGGTTCAGGCTGGTGTACAGCTGAAAAAGGCACTAACTACTACGATGATAGATATAGCCCTAAGTCTGGTCGTTTGTTTATTTGGCGTTCAAAAGGCAAGAAGAGAGGTAAGCGAGCATCTTATCAGTTGTTTGTTGGTGAAGGTTTGTATGGGAAAACTATAGAGGCCAGAGGTCGAGGGAATAGTCAGTCATCGCCCGAAGATTTAGTTAAAAGATTTGGTGATGACACTAGGTCTTTTCTTGGTGAGGTAGGCGTGAGTATTGTTGGCTCTAGTGAGAAAACTGTAAGCCAGATAGCTCTAGAAGCGCGTGAAAGACTACTTGAAAGGCTTACCTCCTCGGGTGTGGCGTTACATGGAATGGCGCAGGATATGCAGTATTCATTCAATCCATATAGTGAGGATAGAGTAATCAGCTTAATTCGTGATGTTATCGAACCAAGGGCTCATCGACAAAGAATAGCTATTAGATGTGAAGAGGATGTTTATGCGCATGGATATAGGGTCACATTTATTGATGGTGTAAATTCATTTTCACAGGTTGTTGATAGTTTGATTTTTAGAGTTGACTCCAACTTTGATGTAAAAAGATTGCTTATTGATATATATGAAAGAGCGTTAGTTGAGCTTGATAGAGGCTACTGGAATCAGATTGAAGAGGGTGTGGCATGAGTAAAGGCTGTAACAGAAGAAAAGAAGACACTAAAAAGGTAGAAGAAAACCTAGGTGGCATCAAGTGGGGAGTAAGAGATAAATCAAAAGATACCTTCAAAGTAAATACGAATAAGAAGTAAGGGAATACATGGCCTGGCATAACCTGTTTGATGCTGTAAATAAAACTTACCTACTATCACAAACTCACGGCGCTCATGTCTTTTATTGGCCTGAGTGTGGCTTTATGGTGATTCGGGATAGTCAGAATGGTGAGATTGCCAGAGAGAAAATAATGATGGCTCCTGAGCATTATTGTGGTTATTTTCGTGCAAAGATTGGTGTGGAGTTAACTCAACGAGATGTGTTAGATGAAATCCTTTTTTCCAGAAAAGAGATAGATGATAGACGCGCAAGTAATTTAAAACGCTACCCGCAGAAACGAGTTGTTACTTCAAGGTAAAGTCCACTCAATAGTTTAAGGAAAAGGATTTTCTTATGAGTGATGTACCTCAGCATGCCGCTGAAACGGTGACGGCGATAGCAACGAAGGCGAGCACAACTGCTTATACAGCAGGCGGTGGAGGGACCTTTTTAGGGTTGCTTGCTCAAGTTGATTGGTTAGCGGTAACAGGCGCAATAACTATGGTGGGTACATTCTTAGTTAATTGGTACTACAAGCATAAGTCTTTCAAATTGGAAAAAGAACGAAAAGGAAGTAAATAATGGCATCAGTATTTGACGAAGCAAAAGCGTATTTAATTGATGGCGGATGGGAAGCTACAGATGATATCAAGTGTGCTATCTTGGATAACACAACAGTGCCAACTAAAGCTGATGCAACACCATCACTAGGCGATTATACAGAAGTGGGTGCTGCCGGCTCTTATACTGCGGGAGGCGTGTCATTGGGGACGCTGGGCTCTATGGTGACCGAAACTGGTGGTACAATGAAATTTGATAGTGCAACAAATCCTTCATGGGCTAAAGATGCGTCGAATGACGCAGATGCTTATTGGGGGTTAATCTATAACGATACTCAAGTTGGCGACCCAGCTATTGCATTTGTTGATTTAGGCGGCCCTGTAGATATGACAAAAGGCAGTCTAACTATTACATGGAATGCGTCAGGCATTTTCACGATTACTTAAGATAATCCATTATGGCTATTAGCTTTGTCGATAAGAAGTCGGTAAGCGATAGTTCTCAAAGAGGTACAACCGGCTTGGTTGTGCCAGTGGGAAGTCTATTAGGTGCTCAAGTTGATGACTTCTTACTTCTTTTTACTCATCGCAGTGATGATGTTGGCGCTTGGGATGGCCCTTCTTTTGGGTGGAATATATTATTTGAAGAGGTTGTGGGTAATGTAGGTCAAGATAGATCTATGGCCTGCTACTACAAATTCCATAGCGGCTTTGAAACGGACATCACGCTTTTACATACGGATACAGGTAATGAGCAGTGGGCCGCTGTAGTTTGCGCATACAGGGGGGTTGATACTACAACGCCATTTGATGTTGCTTATTCCCCTTCATCGCATCGAAGAAATTTAGCAAATAAAGCTTCTACAAATACCGATGCGTTCAGTGAGATCATTACTGCCACCAATGATGCTTTAGTCATTGCTATTGAAGCTTTAACACATGGTGATGTAACCAGTAATGCCGATCCATCTGGCTACACAAACCGTCACCGTAATATAGGTGCTGCGGAAGACCACAGGCAAATCCAGTGGTGGGATAAAGTAGTTGCTACAGCAGGTGGTGAGACTCCTGGTGCACCACCTTATACAAGTAACGCAAATGTTGCTGACTCTAGTCAATATACATTAGCCCTGCGTCCCGCTGCCTCACCAGATACAAATGTTGAAGCAGGTGCAGATGCACTTACGCTGACCGAGCCCTTAGAAGGTATACAACTTGATGTAGAAGTTGTTGTAGAAGTTGGTCAAGCAACATTAACTGAATATCTGCCTAGTATTACCCTAGATACCAGTGTCATTGCTACAGCAGATAATCTGTCTTTAAGTGAATATCAGCCCAATATCCTGTTTGATGTCGATGTAGCCGATCAAGTAGAGCCATTGACACTGACAGAATTTACTACAGATATTGCTATTGATGTTGATATTCAAGTAGGGGTTGAGAGCCTATCATTAACTGATAATGAATCAATTGTTGATTTAGACGCCAGTATTTCAGCAAATACAGACAATCTAAACTTAGTTGAATATTCAGAAAGCGTTGCGATTGATGTAAGTGTAGCTCCCGCTTTAGATGTTTTAACGTTAGTTGAGTTTGACCCCAAGATTGATTTAGATGTTAATACTCAAGATCTGGCTGATGATTTAAGTGTTAATGAATATCAGGAAGATGTAAGTTTCGATCTTGATATTGCTGCAACTACTGATGCACTTGCAATCAATGAATATCAGCATGGCGTGGCTTTTGATGTTTCTATTGTTGCTGAAATAGCCGATCTAAACATCAGTGAGTATCAACCATCTATATCCTTTGATGCCGAGGTACAAGCTAATTCAAGCAACCTAACTCTTACAGAACATCAACATGCGATAGATTTTAATACCTACATTGAAGTCCAGTGTGAGGCTCTAGCAGTAATAGAGTATTTAGAGCAAACAAGCCTCAATGTTGAAATTTTACCTCAAGAATCAAGCCTATCGATATTAGAGCATCAAGCTTCAATTGTTTATGACGTAGATGTTGAATCATCAGTAAACCAACTTCACTTAACTGAGCTTCAAGAAGCTATTAATATAAACCTAGTCGTTGATGCGGGTAGTGATACTTTGAGTGTAGTAGGTCATCAAGAGACAATTACATTAAGTGAAGATACTGAGGTAGTAGCAAGCGTTGACTCTTTTGTATTGGTAGAGCACCAAGCAGAGATAACACTTGATGTTTCAGTGGAGGTAAGAGCAGAGCATCTAACAATAACAGTATATCCACCTGATATATCATTAGGGCCAGTGTTTAGTGAGGTCGTTGGAGGTGGTAGTTCAAAAAATGTAAATCACTTCAATGATGTTTTACAACGAGAAGATAATGAAATCTTGGAGATATTAACCATTGCTATAAATAGCGGAATTATTTAAGGAGAAAATAATGTCTAAATTTAGAACCAAAAGCATGACAGCAGAAATGAAAGCGGTAGATAACAAGTACACAGAGTATGATGAGTATTGCTTTTCGACTACTACGTTTAAGAAAAAAGTAAAACTTGGTGAAGAGCCAAGGCCTGCCAAAAGAGAGTATCGGTAACCCGCAGAAACCATCAAGCAAACATTGCTAGCCTTAACTTAGTTAATCACCTATCCAGAGGACGGAGATTGTGGGAAGGGCAGCAAGAAACCCCGAAACGGGACTTACAGACAAAGAAGAGCGATTTAGTGAGCTAGTCGCCTTCAATCCAGAGCTATCAGACACTGATGCATACAAGCAGGTTTATAACTGCTCACGCATGAAAGAAACGACTATTGGTAGTCGTGCTTACGACCTTAAAAAACTACCGCACGTTGCACAACATATCATTAAATTACGTGAAGAACGCTCAGAAAGAACAAAGATTGATGCGGATTGGCTTTTGCAGCGCTTAGCCGCTGAAGCTGAGGCCGATGTAGGAGATTTATACTACAAAGAGGGTGGTATTAAACCTGTGCATGAGTGGCCTAAAGTATGGCGGCAGGGGTTAGTTGCTGGTCTTGATGTTGAGCAACAATATATGTACGACGAAGGCGAAAAAACACCTGATGGCATTATTGCCAAGATAAAACTATCAGATAGGGTTAAACGTCTTGAAATGATAGGCAAACATATTAGTGTTCAGGCCTTTAAAGAAAAAGTAGAAGTCACCGTAGATGACACATTAGCAGAAAAGCTCGCAGCCAAACGGAAGGAAAGACGTGGCAGCGAAAGTTGATTTAACAAGTGAATTGATTGAGCTTGCAGCTGATTGCGAATTAGATCCGCATCTCTTTGCTGAAACCGCTTTTCTTTGGGGTGAAGGTGAGCTAAAAGGAAAGAAGCTAAGGAAGTGGCAGGCAGAATATCTTGAAGCGTTAGGTGAAAAGCTTAGAGCAGGCGAAATCACTACTCATGAAGCTATTCAAAATGCTATTTCGTCAGGTCATGGTATCGGTAAGTCGGCGTTAGTATCTATTCTGATTATGTGGGCCTTAACCACAATGGAAAATACGAAAGGTGTTGTAACTGCCAATACAGAAACACAGCTTAAAACCAAAACATGGGCTGAGCTTGCAAAGTGGTATCGACTTTGTATTTTTAGAGATTGGTTTACCTTCACGGCAACAGCTTTATTTTCTTCTGATTCAGAGCATGAAAAGACATGGCGCATAGATATGGTTCCTTGGTCTGAGCGAAATACAGAGGCCTTTGCTGGACTTCACAATGAAGGTAAACGGATATTACTTGTATTTGATGAAGCTAGTGCGATACCAGACATTATTTGGGAGGTATCTGAAGGTGCACTTACTGATGAAGATACGCAGATAATATGGGCGGTGTTTGGTAACCCAACACGTAATACAGGTCGTTTTAAATCCTGTTTTGGCAATATGAAGCATCGCTGGAATAATCGCCGTATTGATTCGCGTACGGTTGAAGGGACAAATAAAGAACAGTTTAGAAAATGGGAAGAAGATCACGGTGAAGATTCTGACTTCTTTCGTGTGCGTGTGCGTGGCGAGTTTCCTAAAGCGGCAGGCAATCAGCTTATTTCAAGTGCTGCAGTTGAGTATGCTGTCAAAAACGAATTATACGAAGATGAGTATAGCTTTCAGTCGATCATTATCGGTTGTGACGTTGCCAGGTATGGTGATGATGAAACCGTTATTACTGTTAGGCAAGGTAGAAAAGTATTAGAGCAATTGTGTTATCGGGAGTTAGATAACGTACAAGTAGCATTAAAAGTTGCTGAGATTTACAGAAAATACTCAAACGCCACAATCATGGTTGATGAAATTGGTGTAGGTGCAGGCGTAGTTGATTACCTTAAAAATATGAACTATCCAGTAATGGGGGTGAATGTCGGTAAACAAGCAGACGAGAAAGATAAATTCTTTAATGTACGCGCTGAAATCTGGTATCGCATGAAAGAATGGGTAGAGGCGGGCGCTGATATTCCTGGCGATAGAGAGTTATGCGAGCAGCTTGCAAGCCCTGAATATAGTTATACACCTAAAGAGCAAATCAAATTAGAAAAGAAAGAGGATATGAAGGCGAGAGGTTTATCATCGCCGGATAGGGCTGATTCTCTTGCTTTAACCTTTGCTTATTTTGTAGCACCACAAATGCCATCTAGTTTTGAGCCGGAGGAGTTTTGATGAAAACATACAAGCAGAAGCTAAGGGAGATAGAGCCAGAACTTTACCGACTCAAAAGATTAGAGAAAGATTATATAGAAGCAATGAAAAATCAACGGGATCTCGAAATTGAGAACAGCCTATTACAAGATCAAGTTAGAGAAACCAGATGGGAAACAAGCCTGCTAAGACGTCAAGTGAAAAGCGTGATGATGAAAGGCGCATACATAATACCCAAAGATGCAAAACTGCCTGATAAGGTAAAACTTGCTTTAGAAACTGAGCCTGGTGAAATTAAGGAGTGGAAGATTCCTGATGTGTATAGAAATCATTAATCAGAACAAATAGACAACCCGC